CTCTGGTTGACAATGAAAACGTGATGTTGTGCGTGATATTGAAGACTAGTCTTCAATTTCGTACGAATAATCTTTTTGAAGGATCTTCGCACCTGCTGAAGTGAACACTTGTTGTCCGTATCTACAGTGACCAAACGATTCGTCGATTTCCTCGATCTGGAAAGATGTCAGGCGATACCGAAGGTAACACTCAAAGGGTGTTACAGTAAACGCGACGTCTGTGTTTGAATGATCGACTCGAAACGTGAGCAATTTGGCTACTGCTTCTCGGATGACAGGCGGTGGTGTTGGGTGACCAGTGGCATCGTACATGTGTGATAGTAAACGGAAAGAGACTCGGGGGTAGCACCCTTGTAGCAGAGAGTATTGAAACTGTTCCGCTCGTGTGCGTAGGTCTCCTCGACCTGGTAAATCTCCGCGGCAAACTCCAGATAAGCGTAACAAAACACCGATGTTCAGCATAGGGCGCAAGACCCCAGCGGTATCGATCACTGGTGAGTGTTTAAGGAATTGAATATCTTGAGGGAGAAGGCAACGTTCCGTCGTGACCTGATATCCACAATTTAGCGCTGCTGAAGCTAAACAAGCTTCAGTCCCATCGAAATGAGATTCGAGCACTGACACGAGGATGGTGAGGCATGCGATGTTGTTGATTGAAGTGGTAATAGTGGCTCCAGAGAATAATACAGGGCGACGAGGTCGCAACACGACCTTCTGACGAATGTTGTGGGGACAAACGATTTGAAGGTCGCTAGAGCACTGAGTGATAAGTGTTAACATGTCCTTGCGCGCACACTCGGGTGTGGCCCATGCGAGAGCGTCAAACACGCTACGACCATGAGAGGAATCGCAAGACTTAATGTCTACATTGAAGATGTGCACTTTTCCATTATAGCGGATGGAAATGCAGCTGTCGTCAGAAAAGAAAGCAAAAAAGTATCTTCCTGGCGGATCCAACAAAAGATTGAAAACCTGAGTCAATGTGTCAAAAGTAGGGGATTTCACGAACATAAAATGGCCATCGCGGAAGCGATATGATTGTGCCATTGCGCGTTTCATGAAGTCTGTAATTCGAAACCCGAATAAGGAAGCTTCAACACCTAAGTCAACGATGACCCTAGGGTAGCTACCAGTTTTGGCGAATTCATCTTCTTTTAATTTACAAGTGACTCGATGTCTTCGAACCCAATTGTCTACAGGCACCAAACGACCAGTCCCGAGAAGGTCGTTGTACCCGTTGATCCTCATCTCACGCTTGTCGTGAGGGTCAGCATAATGTAGTTCACACTCGCGTACTGCATCTGTATACTCTTGGAAGGTGGGAGTGAATAAGATTGATAAATGATTATAAAATGATCGGTGAGCATTGATAAAATTTGTTTGCTTCGAGAACAAAGATTCATGGAATCCGACGATCTGAGGTTCACGACTGCGCGTGAGACGCTCGAGACCTTTGGACAAATTGAAGGCGGTCTTATCATAGATTTTCGCGCGATGAAAATGTCCAAATCCGAACAAAGTTCGATATCGGCTTGGAAACAATGGAGGAAATGGATCTTTGGGGAAGGACAAACGACCTTCAACGAACCACTCTCTACCACGCAAAGTAGTAAAGAGCTGATTGTAGACAAACGGCTTGTCTACCTCACACCGCTCATAAGTGAATCGAAAGGGACCACACCAGGCCGGTATGAACCCCGGGTGATCCCTGGCCGAAAAGGCACCAACTCTTGCGCCGCATTCGGTTCACTAAAACGATTCTCCATCTCGCGAACACACTTCAGAGCATAGAAGTGGTTGATGGTATTATTCCAGATATCATGGTTAGCAAACTTGCTAACTGCGACTCCTGCAATCTCCCAACGGGAAGCAAGCTGCCCCATCAGAAAACGCAAAGAGCCGGCTGCTTTATAATCTGTAGTAAAAGCCGGCCTTGTGAGCAATTCTGGCTCACGCGAGAGATGAGCGAAAAGCTCAATATATACATTTACCCGACGGGTTCCAGCGAAGCCTGCCAATCGATTCATGTCCATCACATCGTACTCATCACGCGGAGCACATACTTTCAATTGCTTCTCTCGGATATACTTCACAAAAAAACCAGTGAAGTGCAAGGACTCCGTTTCATTACCGTCAACATTTACTTCTCGAATGAGAGTACGTGAATTTTTGACAGCTCTAGTGAACGGGAGCTTCTTTAATAATCTCCAAGTGATGGAATAGTTAGTACGTGGCGCGTACGAAGATGGTGTTTCAACAGTTTGTTGACGTAAGAGAGCATTATAAAACAACCGGAGTCTGATACTATAACTTTCAAAACGATATGATGTGAGGAGAGTTATCTCCTCAGGTGACATGGCAAAGTTTTGAAGGTCAAGAACAGTCGTCTCAACGGATTTTTCTTCAATGACTTGAAGTGTGTGTTGCTCTGGTACTACAACTCGCCGTTCTGCAAAACCAACTTGGAGGCGAGCCTCCAGGTCGTTTGCTAACATGTCGTCGAGTGATTCTTCAACCGGTTCCCGTTTTTTATACTCAACTCCCACTGTGGGTTCAGTAGGAGTTGGTGCACTTGGTGCGGAGCCCTTTTCTTCACAGGGGGCGACTGTGTCCTCAGACCCTATAACTGAGGGTGAACTGCTGGGATTCTTGAATGAAGGTCGCTCACTCAGATCCTCCGTGGCGCGTTCGCGGTGATGTGCTACACCTCTAGAAATGAAATCGGCGTAATTCACTTCTGCCACGACGTCAACAAC